GCTCGGGCCCCGCTTTCCTGCCGCCAGACAGGGCGTACTCCATGTTGAGGATCAGGCGCTTCTTCTCCGGCGACTCTGCCTGAGCTCGAGTCTGCATGTAAAGCATGAACGCCATCTCGTACTCGTCGAGCAGGCCGATCCAATCGTTCTTTCCGATGCGCGTGAGCACATCCTCGAAAACAGCGGGATCGAAGAGCATCGCCGCGTAGTCGGCCTTCCAGACGCTATCGTACGTGAATCGACGGACGCCGGCGGTCGATATCTTCGGGAGGTTGATCGGGCCGGGGTCCCACTCCTCGAACACTATCCGCCAAAACTCGTCCGCTATGGCCTGCTCCTCCTTCGAGTAACCCGGGCTCAGGCCGAGGCTGGCTCGATAGATCGCGTTGTCCACGGCGACCGCGGACATCGGGTTCATGAGGTAACCGGCTACGCAGCGTAGGCCGTCGGGTGTCGAGTGGACGCCGTTCGAGGAGAAGTTCTGCTCGTCGAGCTTCGGCTCGAAGGTCCGAGCGCACTCGTCCACAAAGTCGCGTTGGAACTTCAGAAAGGCAGGGTCGAACGAACTAACAATCGCCTCGGGCTCCTCGAGGTCTCGATACGCTCCAGCGACGATAGTCCGTGGCGTACGTGTGACCAGCGGCATGGCGTGCTTGTGGCCGCCGCCGACGAACAGCTTCGAGAGGCCGTCACCGCCCTTGACGGACGGTAGCTTGCCGTACATCGACCGATACGCCTCGATCGTTTCTTCACTGCTGCTCATTGTTCTCGTCCTCATCTCGGACGGCGAATTTGGCCGCCACGTCGAACTTGGAGAACTTGTTGCCGCCGTCGGCGTACTTGCCTTCGCGACGTGACGAACGGCCCTTCTCGCTCTTGTCGGCGCGGGCTACCTTCTCCGACACCTCCGCGACGTGTTTGGCCGCGTCCACGGCTTCGGCGTGGCTTACCTTCGGGCAAGGGAATGTGACGTCTTCGAACTGAACGGAGTAGTCAGCGCGTGGAACGCCGGTGAGCACGACCGGTTGCATGCCGAACAGATCGGCGTACGCAACGAGCACGGTGAGCAACTTCTTGCTTTCCTCCGAGCTGCCGAACATGAGAACAGTGTCGTCGGAGACGTCGAGTGTCAGATCTTTGACGTTCTCAACGGTTCGGAACTCGAATACACCGTCCTCAGGCAGGATGTCTGTCTTGGGGCAAATCATCACGCGGTTTTGAGCCAGGGCGGCGTCGGTCCTGTCGAGCTTCTTCTCTTGAGCGAGGAGGTCCATGAGTCGGTTTCCATTTGTGGTTGTGACAGTACCGTCGCGGTACTGAACGAACACCAAGCCCTTAGCGCAGGGCACGGTGGTGGCTAGTCTGAACACGCCAGGAGCGTGTTCAGGGCGTACGTTTCGAACCCGGTTCGGTCCGGACACCATAAGTGTCGCTTGGATTATTCCGTCGGTGTTCTTCAATCTGAGATACTGCATCGTCGTAGAGTCCTAGGAATTTGGCGTCGTCGATCGCGTACGCGCGGACACGAACACCGTAAGCCGTTTGATCGTTCATTCGAATACGAATGATGTCCGGTATGAACCCAAGCTTGTGCGCGCAGAGCACGTACAACTTGTTCTCCGTGGCGTCAATCAGTTTCCGAATTACCGGATCGAGCATGGCGTTCCTCCTCGACGAAGTTGACAACCCACGAAGCCCACGCATTGAAGGAAGAGAAATAAGCGCGAGTAGCGGCGAAACTCCCGAATAGGGAGAAGTGATCGCCGACAGCGTACGCTTCAGCGGGCCTCCTCTTGAAGAAGATGAGAGTGTACAGCACGGCCCGCTCATCGGAGATGTCGCAGCCGAGCTCGGTCGCGAACTCCTGCAACGCGACGGCGAGGCTAATAATGGCAGCGTAGCGGTTCCCCTTCGACTCAGGGGCCCAAGTAGTGCCAGGAACGTCGACGCGACCGCGCAGGTCGTCAAACAACTCAGTCAGAACGAGCTCTTTCATACTGCCTCCGGAAAGTCAAGGTTAAACTGGAAACCGTCGTGGAACGGAGCAACGTCGCTAGGACACCAACCGTCGAGCGGATTCATCGAATAACCGGCGAAGCGAGGCGCCCGCTCGGTTCTAGGACGTTCCGGCTGATACCGACGACCGTCGTTTGTGTACGCCGCGACGTTGGCCGCTAGCGCGGCGCTGGCCGCTACCTGGGCGAAGAATCCGGAGTACGCGCGAACCACGTTCCGGTCGGCGTGCGTTCGAGGAGTGAACCTTACAACCAACTGGTCGCCGTTGAACTCCGCGACGAAAGGGACGCGCTTAAACCGCGGCCCGGCGAACGTCGTGTGTGCCAGGACAACGTACCGCGCGTTAAACCGAGCGGTGTCGATAGAAGAGATCACGTGACCTGAGATAGGGCTTGAAGCCATGTTTAGTTCCTTTCGTGGTTGGGCTTATCTGTCTCACAGGTTGGGTAACACACTTACCCCGTGAGCGATTCGATCCGATATCGGGCGGTCATCAGCTTAGGCATCGTCGTTGGACTAGCGGTCGCATCAAGTTACGAATCGTCCGTCTTCCACATGGTCGACGGGATAAAATTAGCGCGGGGCGCGAGCCCCGGCGGATTTCTCC